CCTTGATTTGAGGGTCGCCCATAACAAGATATAAGAAGTCAGGATGAAATGCTAATGCAGCATCTTCAGTTCCAGTTCCAAGGCCTACTAGACCTGCAGAGTTATCTTCAAGGATTGAGAATCCAAAACGATTTACTGCCATTTGACCGCCGATAACAGGACGATCAGCGCCGCCTGTGAAATCAGCAGAAGTAAGCACGGAGCTATTTAACATATCAGACATATAGGAAGGATCTGCAAGCAAATACCAACCGCCTTGTCTCATCCATTTAGCTTGTGAAGCAAGCTTACGAACGATGTTTAACTGTGTTGCGTTGAAATCAGTAACGCCAGTTAAATTATGATCTGGAGCAGAAGAACTAGGAGCTACTAAACCATATAAGTAGCTATTAAGTTCAATTTGTAGAGACTCTAATAGAGCTTGTCTAATTTTAGATTTACCGTCTGGGCTACCTAACTGAGTTTGAATATCAATAAGATCTTCTAACTCGAAAGAAGCTGTAATACGTTGATCAGCAGCGATGCCAACTCTAGTAGCAGTTAGCTTTTGAGAAGCAAAAGTATCAGAGCCAGCTCCGATAGTTTTTCTTTCTGCTAAAGGTCTATTGATCATAGAAACGTAAGCAGTATCACCGCCACGTTTAATATCACCTTGGTATTCTTTATTTACTAAGGTTGCTAAAATAGAAGCTTCTTTTAATTCGTCTTTTAATACTGGTGCCCAAAACTTCTGGGCCTGTTCGGATACTTCATTAACTAATGTTGCACTCATTGTGCTACCCCCTGTTTGTTATTTTTTTACATCTTTCATACGTAATCTTTTTTGATCAACCGGAAGCTTTAACCATTCTTCATGCGTCAACTGTGATGCAGGAGAAGGGTTACCGTTTGGCAAAAACTTAGGATCTGCCTTTAAAAGCTTTGAGTACTTTTTAACAAACTCTTGAGAAACACTTTCAACGCTAGTTTTATCTATCTCCCCTGTTTCAGGGTTTATAATAACTTTATCAAGCGGGATAAAAGCCATGTACTCAGGAAGCTCTAGCTTTCCTGGTAACGCTTCTGTTACAGCTTGAAGTTTTGCCATGTTTAAAAGATTTTTGTTTAAGCTCTCAGCTCTTTGTTTTTCAGTTTCAGCAAGCTGCTTAGCTTCAAGAGTTTCTTTTTCTTTAAGCTCTGCAATTTTCTTCCACTCGCCTGCTTCTTGTAGTTTCTGTTCTTCAATGCTTTGAAGTCTCTTCTTTAGATCAGCATTTTCTTGCTCTACTGATTTCTTCTGACCTAATAACTTCTTAAAGGTCTCATGAGAAACTACATCTTGAATCGGCCTTTCTTTTGATTGATCAGCGCCACCAGCTGCTTGATCGTTTGCGTTACTAACGCTATTATTTTCGCCTGACATAATTATATCCTTTGTTTTGATTTTTATTAAAGCGTTTTTTTAAGCTTCCTTAACAAAACGTTCTTAACGTCACGTGTTAGTTCAGTCTTTTGCTTATCTGTTAAGCCAAAAAACCGCCTTCCGTTCTCCTGTACGTACCTTGCTACTTCCCTATTGCTGATCCTAGGAGAAGAACCAGACAACTCTTTAGACCTATTCCCAGACGGTGGGTTAATAACTATCTTTCCTTTTACGCCTTCTGCTCTCATAGACTTAAGCATCTGACCTGTGGCGGTCACGTTTGATTTATTAGGCGTTGTAGTTTCGTCTAGGTTTCTAGAATTCCTTTTACGCTGCTTCTTATACTCTTTAGATAAAGCGTCAAAGTTTTGACCCTCTACATCTTTCCCTTGCCTAGATCTTTTCTGAATAGACTTAACAACTTTATCGCCTACTTCTTTAGAGTCAGCGGCGTCAAAAGACTCTCTTAGTTTATTAAGTTTATCGATCTTATCTTGAATCTTTTTTTGATTACTCATTATCTAACTCGAATGAAATTTCATTGATTAGTTCTTCTGCTAAGAAGTCTATAAGCTCCTCATCTGTGGCCGATACTTCAGATAGGTTTCTTCTCGCAGTTTCTTCTGCATCGTCTTTGTACTTTTCTATAATAGTATTTAGATCTTCTTTTGTTATACCTAAGAAATCACGAGCCTTAGCTGGATTTGGATCAGATCCGTAAGAACCGATTCTATTTCCTTCTACCTTCCCATTAATAGGGTCGCCTTTTTTATATCCTACTACGATCTCACCAGGCTTATCATCTAATGGAATAAGCTCATCAAGCATGTCAGAGGTATCAGTTAAGTCTACATCACCACGAGATACGCCTTTTTTAAGAGCGTATTCTTTCGTGTAAGCTTTAAACTTTTTATTGTTCTTATCTAACTGATCTTCTCTTGTGCGCTTGATAATAAAATCAATAACGTCCTTTGCTATTTCTTTACGAACAGCAGGGGAAAACTCTTTTGGTATTCTTATAGAAACCTTTTGTTGTTTGGTCATTAAACTATAGGAGCTTCTTCTGTTGTTACTACTGTAGTTTCTGCGTCAATTTCTTTTATTAGTTCGTCAACCTGTTCAGGAGACATATTAGGATTTAAATTAACGATAGCACGTCTTCTAGATGTAAAGCCCGAATCCATTTCTAACTTCTCTGTCTCTACTTCTGTTCTTCTATCTAGAACTGGCTCTGGTTCATCTAAAGTAACTGTGACTTTAAAATCATCATTAAGTAATCCCATAGAGTACTTTGAGTTTATAAGACTATTGCTAACCCAATAGTTATTCATGTGACGAAACATTTCCCAAAACATTGGTTCTTCAGATGCAAACTTATTCTGTGACTCGATAATTAAAGAGGTAGTATCCATCTCATCAATAAGCTTAGAGATACCGCTTGCTAGGTTTCCTGCATTTACAGTACCCATTGATCCAACTCTAATGCCTCTAGTCTCAAGCCAAAGAGCAAAAGTTGTCATGATAAAATTAATTACCTTCTCGATATCAGCTTCAGGCTTAATAGTACCAACACTTGGTGTCTTGTCACTTGTAGGATCTGACTTAAATGACCAGAATGCGTTTGGAGACATAGTTAGATTCTCAGAGTTAACATCAATACCCCATGTAATTGAGAAGCACTGAAACAAAATAGCGCCTGAAAGATCTGTTAAGTGTGTAGGAATAATTTTAATCAAAGAAATAATATCGGAGTCTTGAACAGGAACGGTTGCGTTTATTCCTCTGTTTCCATAGTAAAAAGGAATAACGCCATAAGGATTTACTCCTTCGTTTAGAAGCATATCTTCTGCGATCACGTCACCGTCTGAGTCTATAGAAATAAACTCGTCTTTAGAATAGATATGATAAACCTCTAAAATTACTTCCTTGTTATTTTTCTTTAAACTTCTCTTGCCCATGAATTTAATAAAAACAGTTACGTTTGTATTATCTACAGGATCGTCTGAGTAAGGAAGAAATCTATCGTAAGGCAATACTCTTAGCTTTGGGTTTCCTTCATGTAAAAATGGTTCTAGCGCATACCCCTTAAATAGATTTGCATATCTATCTGCTAGGTTCATATTAGAATTCATTGCAAATAGTGTTTCGTATTTAGAAAGATCTTCTTGATACTTTGTGTCTGTCAATCTAGTAGGAGCAGTCTCGTATGCTTTAGAGGTCTTAGAAATAATTCTAGGAAGTACGTTAATAGGAATAATTCTTTCCTGTATCTTCTCATAGTAGTTAGTAGACAGCGTTCTTTGTAGAGACTCTTTTACATAGTCTAGAAGATTTCCTTCATAGATATCTAGCTTAATGGCGTTTTGATCTAAGTAAGTTTTGTGGTTTTTTATATACTGCAACAATGCTGGGACTTTATCTTTCAATGCCATTATTAACCCCTATAGTTGAATGGTACTTGAACCTAATGGTTTTACAATTGGAAACTCAAAGTCAATTAAATCTTTCAAACCGTCAACCCAGTGAGTTCTTTCCGGATCTGTTTTATCTAAAATTCCTGCATCGTTCAAATTTACCTGTTCAATGTCTGTGATTAGGTTAACACACGATGGATCTATTTGAATTTCATCTTTAGAAAACATCGCATTTGTTGCGTTAAGGCAGTCACGAACAGAAGCAATTCTTCTTTTAAATTTAATATTATTAAAACCATATTCTTTTAAAATACTAATATCAGAAATGTTTACGCCCTTAGTAGAGCGAGAGTTACCAGCAGGATCTGGATATATTGTAACATTAGTTCCATATTTTTCTTTTATATATTGAGCCATTTGTGGCGTGTCTGAAGTCTTAAGTTTTATATCTGCAAATACTCTTAGTTTAGTTTTTAAATGAGGAGTGTAATGCATAACACTAGCGGCCATTGGGTTTACGTTAAAGTCTAGTGAGATCCATACAGGGTATTTTTCTGGTTCGTACTTAACAGGAACACAGTGCTTTCTTCTATCAAACGAGTAAATAGCTTGCCTTCCGTTTAGATTAACAAACTTACCTTCTATGTATGCCTGCTGCATTAGTGAGTCATAACTAGACTCCATACGAGCAACGAAAGACTCATGAAGATGAATATTTTCTTTAGTAGATCCAAAAATAATATCTGTATCTTCTCTTTGTTTCTCTACAAACGTCTTATAAACATAACCAAAACCTTCTGGTGTTCCTGAAAATGCAATTTGAGGAACACGTGCTTGCTTTAGTCGCACACGTCCCATCGTCGCCTCAAACGCTTCTTTAGATATAATGGTAGCTTCGTTTATTAGAAAGTAAGCTAAGTTTGGTCCCTTAATTGACTCACCGTGGTCTTGATCATGGAAAACCCAAACCTTGTTTTTAGTTTCAGGGATATCAATATATCCGTCTTGGCGGTTATAAGAAATTCTTAGTTTATTTTCATCCTTGATCATAGAGATAAGAGGTAGAATATCTCTTTTAAACATCTTAAGGTCTGGGGCTAATATTCCCCCATCTAGTCCGTAATTCTGTGAAGCAAGGCGAAGCATCTTCATTACTAAAGAATAAGACTTGCCTCCACCATAGCCAGTCACAAGACCACAGTATGGTTTATCAGAGAAGTGAAACTTGCGTTGATGACTTAGCGGATTATACGCTACTTGAGCCATTCTCGTCTTTTGGCTTTTCTAGAAAAATAAAACCTTCGCTAAGCTTATCAGTCATAGCAATAGCTTGCTCTACTTTCTCGTGTTGCCCTAGCTCTTGTTTCCCTAGCCAGATAAGCATTCCAAGGTTTCCCTTTTCTGCAAGACGCCATTGCAACTCTCGAAGCTTTATTTTTCGGCTTGCCCTAGCTTTTGCTAGAATATCGGAAAATCGCTTACGAATAGTACCTTCATCGCATCCGAAATGATCTGCAATTTCAGTATTTAAGGCGCCGAGTTTGGCAAATCCTTCTACTGTTTTTGGATCAATAACAAGTTTAGGTCTAGCCATTAATGTTCTCCGTTCACAAAACGAAAGGGTTACAAACCCTATAACAATAGGTTGACATAAATATCTTAACTGTCTACTATTATTTTATTAGTCATAATTCAAAATAGTATTTCCATTCTGAATCAAATAAAGGTTGGGCCCTTTCGAGTCGCGAGACACTAGAGGGCTTTTTTTATTTCTCAACACTCCGATAAAAATAATATAGAATTTCTATATGGGTAAAGAATACGGATTAATACTAGACGTAAAAGAGCTGACAAAAGAACAGCTAGAATCTATCCGTTGCTTGGCAGAAGAAATCTATGACAGAGAAATGGAAGAGGATATCTTTAAAGCTACTATTTCAGCAGTCTTTTCTTGGATTGCTTTGTCTATTCATAATGAGACCGAGCATTGAAATAGAGTCACGACCTTGATCTTAGTTTACATTGCTTTACAAGAACTTGTATAATTGTTTAAAATAACTGGATAATTGTTTAAAATAACTGGATAATTGTTTAAAATAACTGGATAATTGTTTAAAATAACTGGATAAATTAGATATTTTAATGCGTCATTTTTAGCAAGGTTTTATCAAAAACAACCGTCACTTTTTACATCTACAGACTTTAAGTCAGCAACATAGTTCCACTATATATCCTTTTTGCCTTTATGTGTTTCTAAAAAATTACTACAAGTTTTTTCTACTGTATCAATGTGTAACATCAGTATTATTCCTATATCCTTTAAATCAAAACCATAAACAAATCTCATAATTAAAACAGAAATGCTTGTCTTGTCTAATATTCCAATCTCTATGAATGTTTTATGAATATAATTTAGTTCTAGTAGTTGATCTTGACGTAGGGAGTTGTCTTCAAATCTGATTTCTTTATCATTTAGGTGCGTTAGGTCTTCGTGTATGAACTCATTTGTTGAAAGTCCGGCCCTATCTAAGCCGAGTAATTCTTTAATAAAGCGCTGATACATTAGACTAATTGGTGCTTCTTTGCCTTCTAGAGCCCTAACACACGCCCAAGAGGCAAAATCATCTGCTTGATCATACCATTTTGTTGTAGATATGTATGAGTAACACTTTGCACGAAACTTTAGAATTCTTTCTATGGTAAACTTTTCAGCCTTTTTTAATAAATGCTTTCTATACCAGCGGGCTATTTCTTTTACCTGATATTTAGTTAGGCCAAAAGAATGCATGGTTTTTTTATATCCATACTTTTCATAGAAGCTAGTAATCTCACCACGTTCTTTTAGTGTTCGTTTCATAGTTTATATTGCGCTGCGTTGTCTTAGATCTTTTTTTCTTGCTTTTTCACTGGCCCACGTTGCTGGGTGGCACATCACTTCTTCCTCACCAATTTAAACTCAAGCCAGTTTTCTGGGTCGGACGGCTCTACTTTAGTACAATACACAGTGTGGGCAGCCTTATAGTGTTCATGACTAACAAAAAGCCTATCCTTCTTCTCTTTCTTCTTTATATGCCGCAGGTTTCTTTCGTGAATCCAAAACGTTCTCTCTTTACTTGAGACCTTAATAAGGCCAGATGCATTTATATGTTGGATAGTTCCCTTTTCTTTTTCTGTCATATAAAAACCGTTATCGTAAAAATCTCTAGCATATCCAGTAGCAAAAACTTCCATTCCAACCTCAAATGGTTTTTTCATAATTACCCCTTAATTTAAAGCATAATGCCTCTACTCCTAACCAGCGCCAGTAATGCGATCCCGGGAATTCACATACTTTATTTGCCAACTTCCATGTGATTACAAATGGAACCCAAAACATCAATGCAGGGAAATAGATTATAATTGCTGTAAGTCTTTTCATTTCTCATCTCCATTTAAAATCTTTTGCGCTTCTTTTTTTGCGCTACGTAAGCCGTGTTTTACGTGCATAAAAACCTCAGCAAGTTTATTGTGAAATTCCCCAACATCTTCATACTCCATTTCATCTAAGGTAAATTGTCCGGCGTAGTCTATTTCTCTGTATAGAATCTCAATAGCTTTTTGCTGGCGTGTGGCTAGGGTATGAATTTCAGTTACCTGTGAAACTAATTCTTTCGCTAATTTTTCAGCTCTACTAGAATCAAAAATACCGCTTGGTGGCGCATCCCAGCACATGGATGCTTCACCTATGTTTTCAAATATGGTTACTTTTAAAGTTGGTATCTCAGGAATTTGCGGCATTTTCATCTCATTCTCCAATATTTCTTGTTCTGGGTTCATTCATGGTGTGCACCTATGAGATTTTGCACAGAAAAAACAAACCCATTTTTTGCAGCTAGGGCAAGACGTTACAACTTCTCGCATATTACAAAATTTGCATAAGATCACAATTCCTCCAAATACCCGCACCCATCGTGAGCGTGGGTCTTTATTGTGGCTGGTTGATAGCTACACGGAAACTCTGTTAAGTAATCTTCTGGGATCATAACTCCTCACTCCTCTAATATCTTTTGCAATCTAATTGCCCATTCGCCACCGATTGGCAGGAACTCTTTTAGAGTAAGTTTCACTGATGAAGTTAAATTATGTTGCTTAATAAACTCTTTACAACCGTACTCGCATGCACCAGTTAATAAACGAAATTCATTTAAGCTTATCTTGTAGGTTTCTATATTAACCTTAATTTCTTCCTTTAATGCGTCAATACTTGGGCGTCTCTGTGGGTCTTTCCAAATAGCTGCACTAATTGCTTCGGCCATAGTTTCGCCGTGTGCGCAGTAAACGCTATTATATAGATTTGCAAAGTAAACCTTCTTACCATTTTCATCAACCCAGGATTCTACCGTGTGATTATCAGAAGTAGTTCTAACTTTTACTTTACCGTTTATTTTTCCTTCTATTCCGTCTCTATAAATAGTTTTTATCATGTTAACCTGCCGTAGCCGTCGCCGTAGCCGTAGCCGTAGCCGTAGCCGCTGCCGCTGCCGTTGACGCTGCCGTAGCCGTCGCCGCTGCCGTTGCCGTTGCCGCTGCCGTTGACGTAGCCGTTGCCGTCGCCGCTGCCGATAATTACGCCACTCATTTTGTTTGATAACCCATTACAGATTGGTGAGCTATATCTGTCATTTCTGCTAATTCAAAACCTTGAGGATTTATAATGCAAACTCTGGGCAAAAGAGCGCCGATTGAATGCTCCGCATTTTCTTTCAATCCATTTGCTGCAACATCGCTAATAGAACCTGATTTATCTCTTGTATACACTCGCCATAATCTTCTAGCTTTAACTAAAATCACTGTGTCACCCTCAACTGATTCTACAGTGCCAGCATGGACACCTGCTACATTAGCTCTTACAATTACATTTTTTCCTGCCATTTTATGTTTCTTCTTTTGCATTTGTTTCTCCTTTGTTTTCACTTAAACCACTCCTTTAATCTTTCTATAAATGTTTTTCTTGGTTCGAAATATTTTGCTTCAGGGCCGCAAGTGCCCAGTAATACAAACTTACTAGATCTTTGTATGTTGCAGTATTCTTTTGTTGCAGATGTTTTGCCAGTTACCGAATCTGTAAAGTAATATTTAACTTTGTTGTTGTTACATTTAGAGAAAGTTTTTGGGTAAAAAAAATCCATGTTACTCCACCTACAATCTTTGCAAAACTTCATCTCTTCCCTCTTTTAATCTTCACATAAGTCATACTTAAGCCCTCTATAGTGATTGATAAAATAAGTGTGAGTAATCCGATAGCTAAGCTTCCACAAAGTATGATGACTGTACTTTCTATGATGTCTTTCATTTTAAGCCCCTCTATACATGCAATACTTACAGATAAACTGAGCCCCGCATCCGGGTATGAATTTTCTTTCACAAGTTAAGCAGCTCTTTGTTTTTTTCTTTAACTCGATGCACTTCTTACATTTTGTTGGCTTAAACCCATCTCTAGCGGCGCCACAGTATTGATCACGCGAGTTAATATGCTCTGCTGTATTTAAGCCCGATTCTTTAACGTCCCCCATTGTTTTTCCTTTAATTTTCTATTTTTTTATTACTATATTGAAAAATCATTTTAGCTGTATCAAGCCTAACCCTCATTAGTTTTTGAATTTGATTAACACAACCGACAGCAGTATTTATGGCGTGCGTGTTAATGTGATTATTTTCTGTTTCTTTGTGCCTATCGTGAAGACCATTTAGAAATGATAACATTTGCTCTGTGGCATTTTTCAAGTAACTCTCCGATTGTAATATTCCCGTTTTTATACTCTCGTGCATATTTGATAAGTCCACGAGAGGGGTCTCTTTTTCTTTTTCTTCGTTCGGAGTTTGAATTTTCTTTAGTTCTATTTTTGCAATACCACAGAAACCATAATTTTCTTCTTCTGATTCTATTTGCTTTTTCCCATGCCTGTTTTTTTTGTTTTCTTTTTTTTTATTTTCTTCTGATAAGTTATTATATTCTTCCCTGATTCTTTGAAGCTCTGAATTTCTGTAGTCAGCATTCACTCTGTATTTAATTCGTCTTAACTCGAGTTCTTTTTTTCTTTTACAGGCGGGCGTACAATATTTTGTTTTTTTATTGTTTTTTTCTTTTCCGCAAAAATTACATCTATCCATTAGTCTAACATCTCCATAGTTTCTTGATCTTTAGTTTCTACTGACCTCACTGGATTAGCTTCCATGTAAGAGCAAAACTCATCGTACTGTTCTTTATTTAAAGCAGTAGAGCTAGTGACTCCCCATTTCTTACGCATGATCTCAACGGCTAGGTCTGCCGTATAACCTGAGTGATGCGCTATAGTTTTAAGCCTAGTGATTTGCTTTTCTGTGGCTACCCATTTCTTTCCTGCTTCCGGTTTAAGGATCTCGGGAGTTAAGGTTCTAGGTTTGGTGTCAACTTCTTTATTAACACGCTGCTCAGGTTGAGCTGGGCCTGTTTTCTTGGCAGCTGTCTTATTCCCCTGAGCTGTATTTCCATCATCATCGTCTTCTGCGACTACTCCGACCATGGAAGCTAGTAAGTATCTGCGACCATATGTAATAGCTGACCCAACTGCTTGGGGGCTTAGATCTTTTGGTTTCATTGCAAGCTTAGATTCAACCCACTGACCAGATATATGTGTAAGCATTGTTGTCACTAGAACAAACTCCTTTTCATCGGTCTCTGCTCCTTGAATAATGCATAATCCATTTTTACTTAGCGGCTCTCTACACACATCCCATATGGCTGCAAGGTCTGCGTATCTTGAGTTATTGAAATATGGGTTAACGGCGTTTAGCTCAGCTGACTTTACTTGAGATTGAGCTACCGATAGTGCTTTAGCTAACTCGCTTATGTTTTCAGACTTATTCATTTCATAACTCCTGTGCGTAAATAAAGCGCTGTGTTTTCTTTCAAAGTAACGCCGTCAATCTTCTCGCCTTGCTCTAGTCTAGCTAGAATAAGCTCACGGTCTGGCTCTCGTGTTACGATTTCTTTCCAGTACATTGCAAGAAGCTTATCTTGATCTATTTCAAGAACTGGTTTTGTTTTCTGTAGAGAGAACTTATAGTTGTCACCTACTAGTTCTTTCTTAGAGCTAATCTCTAAGGAGTACTTAACCATATCTTTAATTCTTAAAATTAGATTGTCAGTTTTTTTAGCAGCACCGCTAAATACTTTTGACTGATCTTTTAAGAAAGAAACATGAGACTCTAGTTTTTTAATAAAAAAGCCAATCTTATCGGTCTTTGTTTCCATGTCACGAGATAACTCTGTTAAGATAATATCTAGCTCTGGAGTGATCTCACCCTCACTAGATTGAATAAGCGCCTCTAATGCGTTTGTTTCTATTGTCATTGCTATTAAGCTTTTCTTCTCCATAATTCCCCTAAATAAAAACCCTGACTACTTAAGCGTGGGATTTCTTAAAACTCGTTACATTTTAAAAAGGTCGTGGAGGGCTTAAATAATCAGGGTAGCTTATCAAATATTTCTTCTTAAACGTAACGAGTGAAGACCTAACTATAGTTGCTTAAACAATATGTAAATATTTATTTTACAAATATCCTAACTTTTTCAAGTGGCTTATTACTTCTTCCAGGCTTCTAGCCATGAAGACCACACAAGGGCTAGCGTTTGCCTTTGTTATAAACTCTTTCTGAGGTGGGGAGAGCCTCCCTATAGATGACTTAACCTCTATGCCTAAGAACTTACCGTCTGGGAGTATACCTAAGATATCTGGTACGCCGTTTAAATGAAACTGGCCAGGCTTACGAAATTGCCTAGCGACTGGATCAAACGTACCTTGAGACTTATTCTGCCAAACAAACAAACCACGCATGCGGAGATAATACAAAATTTGATCTTGAATTACTTTTTCAGGTATTATCTGTGTTTTTAATTTCATTACAAGAATTAGCGCAGATAATTATCCGTTTGAATATGGTTTTTATGGCTTATAAGTTTTACTTTTTCCAATTACCACGGGTTGAACATAGTTATTACCCTTTAACTTTGGGATCTTAGATATCAACGATTTTTCCTTAATTAACCTAGAAAGGGGGCTGTCCTCTGATTTAGATCTTTCTTTTGCAATATTGTATAGCTCAGTTTTTCTATTTAAGTGCTTTAGATCTAGTTTGTTTTCATATCTTTTAATAAGGTTGTATTCGATGCGCTCTTTTGCAGTGAAGCAAACAAAAACAGTATATATGTCTTTAAAGAGATTATTAAGATCTTTTAAAGATGTAGTTTTACCTAGACTTGCAATTTCTTGTTTTTTTCTTTGAATATATTTATATTCTCTTTTTAATTTTTTTCTTCTAATGGCTTCTGCTTTTATTGAAGACTTCATTTCTCTGCGCTCCTTAAAAGAGTCTATCTAGCTTAACTCTTTAATTAAAGAATCTAACGCTCGATCGCTTATTTCGTATAAGAAAGATTTTTGATGATCATATAATTTATGACCTAAATAATCTATATCTTTCATTAGTCCCAATACTTCTCTTAACGTTAAGATATCATTTTTAGATAAAATCTTAGGTGGAATTCTTTCTTTTATTTCTTTTAAGATTAAATATTCGGTTTCTTTAATTAAACCATATCGCATTATGCCTATTAAAATTCCATCTTTATTATAGAATTCTGTGATCGTTTCTTGATCTAAGTTAACATCCTCAACATTATATGTTTTGTGTGTGTTATTTATAACATAGGTATTAAAGTCAATTATATTTACTTTTACAAAACCTTCTCTCATTTCTCAACACTCCTTAAAACCTTATATTCCTTATCACTACCAAGGAAATAAATAACACCTATCTTATCCCCATGTTTATAAAACTCTTGCTGAGTTAGCACTCCTGACACTGAGAGGGATTGCATTCTTTCATATCCTTCTGTCTCTCTTTCGAATTCTTCTTTAGTTACTAGTACGTATGCTTTCATTTTATTATTTCTCGCCAACCCATTCGCCCTTAATTTCTTGTAGGTATTCTTTTCTTATTTGAGTTAATAAACTAGATTTATTTATATTTTCAATTTTAATTGCTTTTGCCATTTCTCGCCATTGAGCTTTTAAAATGGGCAGCTCATCGTTTTTTGTTCTTTCACAAAGGGATTGCCAGCCGCCCTCTCGTTTAACAATAGCCCATGAAAGATCGCCCATATATTCTTTTGCTTTCTTGGGATTTGTGTAACCGTATTTAGCCATTGCCTCAACAATCCTTCCAGCAGCATTTACTGCTTCTTGTTGTTCATTCCCTAAAACCTTTTCACGAATCTCGGCTGGTAACGGGAAAAATCTTTTGGATGGGTCTTTACGAATTAATTTTACAGCTAGCAAAATCTCTTCAAGAGATAAATCCTCAAGATCTTCAGCATACATTTCGAAAAGCTCGGAGCTTAGTTCTTTGTTGTAATAAACACCAAGAGCAACAAGAATTTTTTTTATCTGTGAAAGTTTTTCGCTCATAATTCCCCCCGGTCAATCATTTCTATTTGTCGTTTTGCACGCTCCGCCAATAACTCTGCTTTGTTTTTGTGAACAGGGTTAGTATGACCCGTTGCCCACTGAGTTCTAAGCGCTTCGGCGTCTTTAAGACACAAACCAACTGGATGGCAAGATTGATTATAAAAAGGCCGATCTTGCTCTACATAATACCTGACAACATCAGGTGCCTCTTTGCCTAGCCTTTTAACGAGATTTGATATCTGCCCATTAACGGTAGCATTTCTGACTGGTTCAGTTTTGTAACGGTTAAAGTATGCAGTTTCGTAAGCCTTCCAAGTAACAGCGTTAAGCTCTTTGTCGGCTCGAGGTGGCGGTGCTTTAGCACCCCCCTCGGAACTAGTATTTTCTATTCTACTCTCTTCTATTCTACTCTCTTCTATTCTATTCTGTTCTTTGTCTAGCGTAACGTCCACGTAACGTCCACGTAACGTGCGAATTTCAACTATTTGTAATTGTTGAAATTTATTTAACATACGGTGAATGCTTTTTTCTGGAAAATCTGCTGTACGGTGAGCCTTTTTTGCGTTTACGGTGATCCAATTATCGCTTTCTGGTGAATGTGTCTGTTTGCTGCACTCACATAAAATATAGATCCAAAAAAGCTTTTCTTCGTGCGTTAAATCAAACATTTTTTCATCATCAAAAAAGTCATGCTTAAGCTTGAACCATGTGCTTAGTTTTACATCTTTTCTTTTGTTGTTTATTTTCGACCAATTTAATACTTTGACTTTAAAGATGTGGCTTTCTTCACCCATTAACTACCCCTAGATGTATCGCCTAAATGCTGCGTGTATTTTGCTTAAAAGAAATATTTACAGGGTAGAAAAAAATCTATATGCTCTGCTCATATTTCTTCATCGCAGAACGAATATACGAGCCCGAAATCAATGTGTAAACAAAGAAATCGGGCTTTTTTATTGGCTGGATTGTTAAGAAAAGTTAACAATATCGTTTTTTCTTTACTTAATTGTTCTGTTGTTTTTTTGTGTTAGTTTCTTTTTATGCAAGAAATTCTAATTAAGTGTAACATTTCTGACAGAGTTAATTATTCATCTATTATTCCAACACAGGGCAATCTAAAAAGTTTATCAAAAGAGTCATTTTCTAAACTTAAAAAATCTATTCTTAAAGAAGGCTTTTTTGTTCCAGTATTTATATGGGAACATGAAGGTCAGCTAAAATGCTTAGACGGACATCAAAGGCTATATACCCTAAAAGAGATGGAACATGAGGGATATAAAATACCTCTAATCCCAATCGTAAGAATCTATGCAGATACATTAAAAGAAGCGGCAGATAAGCTATTACAGCTCATTAGCCAATATGGAAAGATTGAGGGACAAGGTCTTTATGAGTTTATGATTGATAAAGAAATTGATATGGGGTCTCTTGCTGCCGATTTTGAGTTACCAAATTTAAATATCCCATCTTTTGGTGCTGAATATTTTCATGATTTAGTTACCGGATCGTCAAATAAAAAAGAAGCCATCGGGTCAAAAGAATATGCTGAGGATGAGTTTAGTGTTTTTCAACATAACTGTCCTCGTTGTGGTTTTGGATTTGATTGATGGAACTGCCTAAACTAGTAACTGGCCCATGGACTTTAAAAGACCTAAAAGAAGGCAAAATAGGAAGCCCTAAGCATGGTCTAAAAGTATTTAGCTGCTTTCATTGTGGCGGCGGTTCTACTATGGGTTATAAACTCGCTGGGTTTGACGTTCTTGGTGGGGTAGAAATAGACCCGGAAATGATGAAACTTTATAAAACTAATCATAACCCAAAATATTCTTATTTAATGGGTGTCCAAGATTTTAAAAACATACCTAAAAAAGATATTCCAGAAGAGCTATTTAATTTAGATGTATTAGATGGAAGCCCACCATGTTCTAGTTTTTCAATGGCCGGTAGTAGAGAAAAAGCCTGGGGTGTTGAAAAGAAATTTAGAGAAGGACAAGCTTTACAGGTTTTAGACGATCTATTTTTTCATTTTATTGATGTAGCAAAACTACTTCGACCAAAAATAGTAGTTGCCGAAAACGTAAAGGGTTTAATTGCTGGGAATGCCAGAGGTTATGTAAAAGAGATATTTCAAGAATTTAAAAAAGCAGGATATGAAACTCAACTATTTTTATTTAACGCATCTAAAATGGGTGTTCCTCAAGCAAGAGAGAGAACGTTTTTTATAGCGAGAAGATCAGATTTAAATATAGAAAAAATAAATCCGTTTTTTAATGAAAAACAAATAACTTTTAAAGAAGCTATTTCTGGCATTGATCACGTAGGTAAAGCTCTAACAGAAAGAGCAGAAATTGTTTGGAAAAAAACAACTCCAGGCAAGTCCCTAACAGAAGGACATGAAAATGGCAATATGTTTACATGGTCAAAACTATCAATGAACAAAGTCGCAAACACAGCGATTAGTGGACCAACTCAATTATGCCCCGATAAACCAGCGCACATAAGTGACGCAGCTCAAAGACGAATACAGAGTTTTCCTGAAGATTATAATTTCTTAAATACAGAAGTACGATACGTATGTGGCATGAGCGTACCACCCCTAATGATGCAAAGAGTGGCTACCGAGATAGCTAAAAAACTTTTATAATTACTTGATTTATATACTATAAATACTTATTTACAAAAACGTAAATATTTAGTATTATATATGTATAGGGAGTAATTATGGATGTTTTAAATAAGCTAGAAAGACTCCGCAAGTTAATGGAAATTACACACACAAAATGTCTTATATCGATGCGCTTAAACGACAATAAGATAGGTCGTAGGCTTAATAGGCTAGAATCCTTATCTAAAATGTTTATGAAAATAAATTTAAACGAAGACTTATATACAATCTTAAGTGTAAAAAAGGAGTCATGAAATTGAAACTCACTAAAGAAAAAAAGAAGATCAAATACATCACTGTGTCTTCAAGATTAGAGCAAGACCTATATGAAAAGCTTCTAGTTGTATGCCAAGAAAATAAAGTAAATAGATCTGAAGCCATAAATCTAATCCTTAAAAAGGTTCTTAAGTAAATATGAATGATTTAATTGGGCCTAGCTCTAGCCCATATACGCAGTTCGATGTTCATAAATGTGACGATAGCTGTCGAGTTATTTGTGAGGATTGCACAAAGTATTTTTGCACGCTAGATTCAGAAGAATTTGCCGCTATTCCAGATGATTTTTATGATCCTATGGAGTAATATATGAAGATAAAAATAATTAAACTAACAATAGATGAGGAAGACGCAATAGTGAGCGCTATATGCACACAACTTGATGATCTTAATGCACAGCTTGTTGTAGAGAAGAAAATGAAGAAAATTCTTGGTGTAGGAATAATAAAACCATCAGAAATAAAATCAGAAATACGCATACTCAATTTAATCTTAAAAAAGATGGGGAGATTATAATGAAGATAAAAAAAGACGAGAGAAGAACTAAACTAGTTACATTTAGAACTAAAGAATCTATTTATAAGAAAATTATTGCAGCCAGTAAAAAAGAAAAGATGAGTGTATCTGAATATATAAGAAAAATAGTAGAGGGATTTTATGAGTGATGATTTTTTGTCACCAAAACAAAACCCATATAAGCAATTTGATACCCACAAATGTGACGAGTGTAAGGCTATTTGCGATGATTGCGGAAAACAATTCTGTCTAGATGATCCTGAAGAAATCTCTGTGAAAGAAGTGGATATGTGTCTATGTGAAGCTTGTAGGCTTAATGGATACTAGCGGAAACAATACTTAAGAAGCCGCTCTAAATGATTATTGTTTGTGCAGATATAATTTATCGCATCTTGCCAAGATAAAATAAAATCAGTTGAGTCGTCTGCACAAACTAGCTGCGTATTTTCTGAATCTACTAAGCAAGTGGTAACAAGTGCAGGCGCTCTATCATGACAACCCTTTAAAAAGCGCTCCATATCACTTGAGGAAAAACAGATATATCCTTCTAGAGAATCTACAGGCTTTTCATAAGAGTTTTTCTTATAGCTACAAGAGGCGCCGGGTAGCTCAGTGTTGCCGTTTAAAACACAGGCCTCGATTTGAGGCCCGTGCTTACACCCACTAACTACCAATGCGACCGATAATAGAAGTGATGCGACGTGCAGCCGCAATGCGCTCTTCTGTAGTTTTTGCTTTTTCAGTAGCATCTAGAGTTTCCTCGATGTCTTTCCATAGACCATTTCTTTTCGCAGTATCAATCGCATTGCCTATGCGGTTTACTAACTTAAGTAACTCAGGCAACGCAACTAGAAATGATTTTATTCCAGACCACATATTATTTCTTCAAAGCTACTACAGCTTCAACAAGATCTTTCACGGCTAGAACAGATTTTAAGCTTGCGGCAATCACTGCTTTTGCTTTTTCGTTTTCTACAGCAAGACTTGTAGCAACGTGAGTAACCACTTCGGCAGCTTCAGCAGAATCTAGATCTTTTAGCTCATCGCCGATTTCTTTCACGCCTTCAATAGCGGGTACTAGTTTTGGCACCACTGCTAATACATGAGGAAGATCATCTAGAGATATTTTCTTGTCCTTAGATACAAGAAGACCGCAATTAACCAAAGCAATACCGCAATCGACAACATCAAGTAATTCCTTTACACCTTTTTTTTCATTCATTTTTATTTCCCCTTTTTAAAATAAAAGTAAAACATAGAATAGCTAAAGTAATCAATAACTCTAAAATAGAACTAGATTTAACGTGGCGTGTTTTTCCTAAATAGAACTCTAGTCCTAACACAACCATGAGCACAACCAACTCACCCCATCCGTGGCCGCCACAAATAGACTCTATCATGGCACTTCAACCATGTAGCCAAGCACAGTATCAACATACTTCTTCGCCTTCTCTTCCCCATTTAAATACTTCTCTGGATTTCCTGCGTTGTATGAAGCAACGACCTTTTCAATAGTACTATGCTTACTCCATAACCTATTTAGAAGTTTACAACCGTATAAGATACCCACATGTGGAAGAACTAGCTGCGAGCAATATTGCTTTGCTGGAAATTGAAGCTCATACGCCACTGCACCCATCACTTGCATCAAGCCCCAAGAGGTCATCTGCATAACCATCATTGTATTTGCAGTACAACCAACACTTGCGGTTAGTTCGTTTACTTTATAAACCCATTTATAATTGGGCTCAAAGCGTGTTGCAAAAGAGTTGCCGCTAGATTCTTTCATGCATATTGCTGCTACTAATCTGTAATCAAGACTATGCTCTAAAGAAATCTGCTTAATAGTTTCTAATGGAAGTCTTTTTGCCCAGTCTATTTTACTCATAGTTTTTAATTTTAGGCTTTAAACTAAAAAACCTGTCTCCAAACAGTGTGTTTTCTATTCTTTCTATTCTAATCTTATGTGACTCCGACCTTTCTATTAATAATTTTACGCTTTGATTTAGCTCTATAATAGAATCTGATGCTGATCCGATTTTGTTTCCAGCATAGATAGCTACTGTAGATATTAGAGAGATTAATAGAGTGTCTTTTGCTTTTTTAAAGTCCACAATATTTCCTAGTTAAAAACGCCTAAAAAGAAGCCAAAAAGCATTGAGACAAAAACTATTGCATATATTTCAAAGTCACTAACCATAACGCTCCCTTTATTGTTACTACTTTGATTGTTCAATTTTAATTATATTCTCTAATCTTTCGCAAGACTCCCTGTCTGTAATTGCTAGAGGCGCAATAGAGTCTAGCCTTCCGTGTTTAAATCCTAGCTGTGCTTTTGCTATTGGGCTTAGTGGAATATTGTCAGTTTGTTGTCTAGAAATCCCAGGTGTTTTTTCCTTAAGCATTCTGTATTCGTAAACAGCAATCCAGTTGTCTTGCTCTGCTTGCTCAATTCCAAGGGGATATTTTTCCCTAACTTTATTTTCTAATTCTTTTCTAACTTTTTGATATGCATTTAGAATTCTAAGCTGATCTTTTACTCTGTCTTCTGCACTCATTAGTTTTTGTTTTGCTCTTAAGATCTTTGCCTCTGCTTTAAATAGATCTTTTTCTACCCCAGTGCTTATGGCTATTTTTAAAAAGTCTTCAGCATCTAATAGCTCAGCTTGTGCTTCAAGTGCGTCTGCTCTAGATAAAATAAGAGAGTTACTAATTGCATAGATCTCTTTTAGAGACTGATAATATCTCTGAGACGGTGTTATTTTTTCATGCCCATCTGAGAGTGTTCCGTATTCACAGACCCAGTTTGATTGCCCAAAATAAAGCTCTGTACCGATTAGATCTCTAACAGACTTTGAATCTTGAACTTCTTCAGAGTCTAGAATCTTCATAATTGTGTTAAATTCACTCATAAATATCCTTTAAAAAATACCGCTACATGGTCCAGCAATAGAGTTTGTGGAGCTTGTGTCACTTGAAAATGACGTGCCGTTAAATTTTGCAGTAGCGTTTGTGGAGGTAGTGTTTCCATTTCCGCCAGCGTTTATATAACAAGCGTTTGTATTAGAGGTAAATCCTTGGCCTCCAAAAAGGCCAAGAGAGTTATCTCCTGTTACTGTATAACCAATCGCAATGGATGATCCCCATGCTGATCCATTCCACTCGTAAGTATTGCTAACGCCTGTATTAGAGGGACCGTTACCAATCATCCCTTTATTAGAAGGAGAGGTCATGCCAGCACAGCCAAGTGTTGCTACAGGGTTGTCAGTCAATGTGCTAGTAGCTACACCATTATATGTAATATGGTTTGTTTGACCGCCGCCGCCAGTAGCTAATCCCGCAGCCCAGTGAGCAAGACCACCTTGAGTAAATCCCGCTTTAGAACCACCCACAGTAATGCCCGTTGCCACTGTGTGAGTCCAGGAAGATCCGTTGTAAGAATCAATCACATCTGTTCCGCCTGATGTGGCGTTAGTTGTTGAGCCGCCGTAAACATAAAGAAGACCATTATATAAAGTAATACCGCCAGACCATCTTGCAGTTGTTCTATTCGTTCCTGCAGACCACGCACTTTTATTATAGTGTCTTGTAGAATTCAAAACTGCGTTAGAGGTATCAACCGCATCAATAGCAATCAAGGTGCTATTTAATACAGCCTCACCTAATTGAATTCCCATTCTTGCAGTCGTATCAGCAGTGCCTGCAGACCAAGATGTAAAATTAAAATGCTCTACAGTGTTAACGCCATTTGATTTTGTTACACCAGTTGTTCCACCTAGCGCTCTTACGAAAAGAAGCGGTAAGGCAAATGTAGAATTTTCATCAATGTTTCTATCTACAAATAAAACAGTAGTAGAAATTGCTTGCCCTACGATTGCAGGATTGAAGTCAGTTGGATTCGCAGTGATAGATCCAGCTGTAGACCCCACATAATAAAGATTTCCTACAACTAAGCTAGAGAGCCCACTTAAGAATCCATAAGTCATAACAGTAACTAGAGAGCCAGAGGTTGCAGAAGCTGTAGCTAGTCCTATTCTGCTATTTTTCCTACTACCAGTTCCTGATGTTGCCTTATAAACCTTATAGACTCCGCTAGAAAAATCTAAGCAAACGGTATCATTTTGAGCAATATTTTCCCCCGCTACAAGCGTTGCTACTGCGCTATTTGAGGTAATAGTTATATTGTCGTTAGTAGAGCTTCCGCCAGATGGAAGCACAAGCCATCTACCAGGATCAGCTCCTGTTAAATCATCAGGAAGTAAAACAGTAGCGCCATCATCTGTATCTGTAGACGATCCGTCAAACTTCCAAAGCTCAAATGGGTTTAAATCTACAATTCTCATTTGATTATCAGATCTATTGTCTGTGTCTAGCGCTCGCATTGCGGCATAGCTTGCTACTGGAGCTGCCCAATTTGATTTCTTGTTTAAGAATCCTAGAGAGACCGTATCATTAGCTGCAGAAGGTGTTCCTGGATCTGGAATAGTAGATGTTTCTATTCCTGTTACAAATTGATATTCTCTTATTTTACCCATTACCAACCCCCTGCATTATCTTCGATACCTTTCTGGTCATCTAGTTTTATTGTAATTGTTTGTTTAGATTTTTCTATTTCTATTGTGAGAAGCTCACGATTATATGAAGTTTCGCCGTCGTATTCAAAACCAGGCACGCTAGTTCTTTCAATTTCTATGTTGTCGCCAAGTTCGGTATCAAAAAACCTATTCTTAGTTTGAAGTGAAACGGTTCCTGATCTGTCTCCAAAAACATAAGAGAGCCTTACAGCCATCTCTTCAGCCTCATCTACAAAGGCCCATAATGAAGTTTCTGTTTTTGATTTACTTACCTTATGAAGATATTTCGCCGTGTCACTTGTAGCTACAACCTGGGCATATGTTTCTTGATTTAAAGAAGCAAAACTAGACTCTTCTTTTGCATATTGCACAATTATTTCGGAAAATATCTCATCAAACTCGAAGTCAAATCGAATAGAGTTAAAGATAATCTCATCATCGGCAATGGTTTTTGTTACCGATCCAAGCGGTTTTCGTACGCTTAGTGCCCATTTGCCGTCGTTATTCACAATTAATTTAGCAAAACAGCACTTTAATATATCGCCTAGAATATCCCTGTATTTAGGAAACGACGAGTCAGAGTTAGAGCTAGGAATAGCAAACCCAATACCGCTAGAGATATCCGTTAGCGCATCTGTAAAGCTTGTAGAGTCAATTTCTGAGTCAGAAAAACCTAGGCTATTTTTTAAGAAATCTAAAACAACTTGAGCCGGATGCATCATTGAAAGAGTTCGAGAGTCATTGGCCCCATATGCAGGCCCACCTAAAGTTATGTCATTTACTCTTCCGTATACACGACAAAAAACTTGATCATTTGCATTCAAGGCTTCTGGCATTGAAAGATTAGTTTCTAGATTTATATCAAAAATAAATCCCGATGTTTCCCCTGGAAGTAAATTTGAAACCGTATAGTCTCTTTTATATAGCGCAACATACTCAACATCGTTTTGCACAATTGTTACACGTGGAACAAATGCTCTTTTTACTAGCTCGCCTGTTGTTGCAGCTACGCCTATTGCAGAGTGATCAATATAGTTAGCGCCAACTGCCTCTATAATCCCATAATCATCTGTTGCTTTATCAAACCATACGGTATCACCCACCTGAAGACCAGTGACACTATTTAAGTAAGTTCTTGTTGTAGTAGAACTTGGGGATGCGATTACTGTTTTAGTAACATCAGAGAGCCCATCCTGGCCGCTTGTTACAATCCAAGTTCTATTGTCTGTGTTTATCGGAGACTCATCTACATACTCAGAATTTACAGGAATAAACCCATCTACAAAGCCATAGACCTTTCTTATAGGCTTACCTATGTACTGCGGATTTAGGGTAGGAAACGTAGTAGAGTCATAAAAGTTACTACCAATAGAGTGACGATACTCGTTTGATAAAATATCAATCCCATCAAAAACTTTTATAGTGATAATAGACCTATCTATCGACACATTTTGCATGTACCCATTTAAAACTCTCTTAATATTCGCAACCTCTAGATCATCTAGCCAGTGATAAACATCAATAGACGCATTTACAAAACTAGAATCATAGAGACACTTTTCAAAAATATGCTCTGCGTTTATTAAAGAAATACTAGATGTTTGAACTGGGTTAAATCCTGATAAAGAATCTGTAGATGATTTCTTAAATACAGGAGACTTATTTATGATCGGCTCAAAATATACAACTCGAGTTGTGTTGTCTTTTGGATCTCTATAGAAATGAGCATCTATAGTTCCACAATAGATTTCAAACTCTGCAATTAGATTTATTAAATCAGGATCAGCACTTGGGTTTAGTCTTACGTATAGTTTTTTTTCTGCGAAGTCATAATAAAACTCATCAGCGCTTAATGAAGACGATGTTCCTAGAGATAATTCTAAATCATCTTCCCAGCACCTAGTCACCTCTCCATAGAAATCAAAATCAGCAACATAAACACTACCAGAAAATAAAGTAAAACCAGTTACTCTTCTTCTAGGCTTAAGAACCGCCAAGTAGTTTGATGTTACCGTTTCTTCTTCTAGTAAAGAGGCATAAGCCATTAAAGCTCCGCTCCAACAATAGCAAGCCTATATGGCATTGCGTGCATTGCTTCATATGTTAATGATAAGCCCGTTCTATACTCAGGATCAGGAAATGCTTTTGACCATGCAAGATGAGTTGAGTCGTTTCCTGTGTATCCAGTAGCATATGGCAGAATATGATAATATGGCGTTGATTTAAGCGCTATATCTGCAAACTCAAAATAAACGCCCTTGTGACCATAATCATCTGTATATAGGTCTGCTGGAGTAAAGAAGTTTGTGCTTGTTGCAATAAGTTTTCCTGCAACCCCACCCTGGTCTTCGTAAATCCTCAGTCTAAGTTCTGTAAAAACAGGCGCATTATAAACAACAAACCAGGTTCTAATTGCCTTAACAATAGAGTTTGAGTTCATTTTTATCTTCATTGCTTGAGACTTATCTGTTCCGCTTATATCGGAAGTGCTTAGTACGTTTCCGTATACCTTCCACATTAGAGTTGCTCCTCAAAAGTAGTAGTAGTTCTATAGATTCCAGGACGAACTAACTCAAAGCTAGGCTCATTAGAAAACTTCACATATCTAATATAGTAAGGAACCTCTGAAGAAAACGCCCCAACAGAGTCAAAAGAAATAAAGAAAGGAACCCCTAATCCGAACTGATCGAATATAAGTTCAAATCTTTCCTTTTCATCTACAGTTAAAGCGAACCATTCGGTTGTAAATTTTTCTGTTTTCGGCTTGATTTCAGAGAACGTTTGACCGCCTTCTGAGTAAATGGTTTCTGTTCTATCAATCGGCTCATTTCTAAAAGGAAATTGAGGAGCGCCTCTAGTTGTCTCATAGTGCCCACCAAGATAAAATGCGCCAACTTGAATATAACCAAACGGATTCTGGTCAATGAATTTAACTCTCCAATAGCGTAACGCTTCATCTGCAATACCGTCCTTATTTAAAATCTGTAAAATATTATCGTTGTATGTAAGCTGCTGAGAATATACTGGGCTAGTCCATACGTTTGTATGATTTCCTTGTAGCAGAACTGTAGCTGTAGGGGAAATCGTAATAGGTCTATTTCTAGCGTCAATCATCATGAAGCCAGTAGGATTAGAGTCGATTCCAAGATCAAAAAGAATCCACTGTTCACTCATTATATTAATAGAGTCAGAAATATAAGTAAGAGATCCTGTTAGTTCAACGGCGTCGAAACCAAGTAAAGAGTAAGAAGTAGATAAAACGTCATCAAACACAAGCTGAAATATTCCACCACCACCTGCTCCATTGCTTACAATACTTGTTTTAAGATTAGAATTTAGCGTAACAGTATAGGTTGATGAACCAACTAGCTCAAGAGCGTTTTTAATTTCTGATAAAAATTGTGTTCTAGTATAGGTTCCTGGTGTAAGTGTTGCTGTTAGGTCTACAGCGTTTGTCTCTCGAAAAACTATTCCATTATTAGAAGACGTAACAACGTAGTATCCATCAGAGCGCCAAACCTTTGCCCTTCTCTTAGAGTTAAAGGCGTTTGTTAAAGGAAATGCAGCTTGCTCTGAAGACACGTCAAAGTTTGCTAGTATGTTTTGATCCACAAAGTTTGTATCGAAAAATCTAAAACAACTCATTATGCCGTCCTGAAACCATTTCGGTTTAAGTTAAGTAATACTTTTGCTAGTTGCTCTTCGCCAAGACTAATATTAATAGTTAGATTTTGCGCTTGTCCCGTGTTTCCAGAAGATAAAAATCTATCTAGCTTTTCTGTTAAAGATTTATCTATTACTTGCTCACCAGGAGTTAGTAAGGCAGGCACACGATCTTTAAAAGGAGCTCCACCAGGCACAATACCACCGTCAGCAAATCCGAAGACATCACTCAATCCAAATGTAGCAACAGTTTTTAGAGTATCTCCAAACCCACCACCAGAACCACCACCAAATATTCCACCAACAGATTGACCCAACTGCTTTATCATCTCAGTTATAAGCCTTGGTGTTTCCTTAATTAATTCGTCAACAAATGAAATCGCCATCATCGGTGCCTGTGCTGCAAATGAAATTGCTAGCTTTGTAGCAATAAATGGCATTTGAGTTGCGAAAGTAATACCGGCTTTAATAGCACCATTAATTAAAGCAACTGCCACCTCTGGAAGTCTTTCTATAAAACGATTTATCGCCTCTGGAATTATTTCAAATAGTTTTTGAATTAATGGTCCTGCGTTCTCTGCAAAGGACTGAATGATCTGAGGAATAGCTAAGATTATATTTTCTATAATCAAGGGTACTCCCTGAATAAATGAATCTATAAATCCTTTTACAGCCTCTGGGCCTGCAGATAGTTTAGAAAAAACATCTGACACAACAGCACCAAGGCCAGGAGCAATTGCATTTGCTAGTCCGCCAGCTGCTCCAGAAATTAAATCAGCCGCACCACTAGCTCCTTTAAAAATACTCGAAATAGATCCAAGACCAGCAGCAATTCCTTGTGCTATGTCGTCACCTATTTCAATTCCTTCAATATCTTTAAACGCTAAATTAAAAGGAGTTTGAGCGGCAATCTGAATCTTTTCTTGTAGATCTTTTTGCCTCTTATCATCTACATCTTTTTGTGCCTTAGCTACATCTTCAATTGCTTTTTTAGCATTTAAAGAAATTAGCTCGTCAGCCTTTTTTCTATCCTTTACGTACTTTTGAATCTGTACAGCACGCTCACCTGTCTCTCTTGCAATAATCTCAAACTGGGTTTGTCCTACGTTTTTAAAAGCATCTTCTAATTTCTTAACAGCTTCTTTCGCTTGTTTTTCAAACTCAGCAGGATCAATTCCTGTATTCTTAAGAAGATCTTTGCCGTCTTTTTTTGCTTGCTTAAAGGTATCGCCAACAGCACTTGATGCTTTTGATAATGAAGCGGTAAATTCGTCAGTATTTGAGGTTCCAAATAACTCTGGAAAATTATTATTTAAGTCAGCACTTGCAGATGAAAACTCTTCTGTCTCTTTTGTTAAAGCACGAATTACTTTAACAGCAGGAGAGTATCTTTCTAAAAAATCACCAACAACACTTAATTTAGAAAAAACAGATGTGCCGTCAGATATAGACTGTCTAAAATCTTTTATAGAATCTGCTAGCTCTAAAAAGAATATTGCAGAGTTTTTTATAGATAAGTTTAGTGTTGTGTTTTCAGTTACGAACTTACCTAGCTCTTCTAATATTTCCCCGAAAGAATTTCCAAGTAAAGATATAGACCCAGAAAATGTTTGAACATCCTTTTCAGCTACGTTACCAAACTTACCAATCTCTTGTAGAGTATTAGAAAAGGTTTCTGCATCTGTTTTTCCTTTTTTAATTTCTACGCCATATCTTTTAAACGCCTCTACGTTTCCATTAGCTGCTTTACCAATAAGTCTAATAGCGCTCTCAAGATCAATTCTAAGAGCTGCAGATAAGTTAACAGCAGCAGTATTTGCTTGCTTAAGACCTTCGTTTGTAAGCGGAGCTAATGATTTTAATAGAGCAAGATTAGAAAGAGTTACTTCGTCCCCAACTCTAGAAACCTTTTGCAGCTCAGATGCATAGTCTTGTAGTTCTTTTGTT